ATATCCAGTACCATTGTTCAGGCCCTCGACCATACCAGAACCTGATGCCGATGTGTCTGGAGAAAGAATCTTTGTAAGATCCTCTGTAGACAAACCAAGATCCACACGATAAGGGATATCAGCAGCTTTCATGATCCAGTTGATAACTTCAGGAACTTTCGGAAGGTTGCCGGTTGCAGACACACGTTGGATAAACTTACCGAGCTCATCAAGAGACTCAGTACCTACGGAACCATAATCTAGATAAGGAAGAACATCAGTGTCCCAACCATTCAACTCAAACAATTGCTTAATGAGGTCATGGTTCAATTGGGACTTGATTTCATCCAACTTAGATTGGATTGCCATCTCTACAACACTAATCTTAGACTCTGCAAGAGAGAAGCTACCACTGCCGTTACTACCAAGAGACAAGAAATCAGCGAATAATGCTGTCAGAATCTCAGAAGTGTATCGATTGATAATAGCATTAGTATCGTAAGACTTCTGACCAGTGATGGATTCGAATTTAAGTTCGAACATCTTATTACCGTCTTGGTCAATAAGAAGCGGAAGAATCACACCGGATTGTTTCGCTTGGTGCATGTTGGACAAGATTTTCTTGTACTCTTCGAAAGCCTCTTTCTTATCTTCAGAAGCATCAGTAGTCATATACTCCGGTGGGATGTATAATACTTTGAAGCCGTTCGAATCCTGAGCTACGGCGATAGCTTCACTTTCTTGATAGGCTTGCTTATATTTCCAAGCCTGCCATGCACCATTAAGTGGTGAAGTTCCGCAGGGTGAGTCCTTCAGCGGATTATTTCTGAAAAGGAGGAACTTCTTACGAGGAATCTTCTTCTCCATTGTCTGGTTGCTGGATGTTGATACGAAATCCCATCCATTAGAGCTTTCTGTACCAGGCAACATCACATTTTGAATGCAACCAGCAAGCTCACGACCATTGTTCTTCCAGTACCAACGTTCAATACTATCCTGAGAACGGATTGGAAGCTTCTTAATGCCAATCAAACCATCGTTATACTTACTACCCTTTTCTTTCAGTCGATATCTAAATACCTTTTCGTGCACTGAAAAACCGTAACGATTGTAAGACACCACTTGTTTAATAAAGCTTTGGAAATCTTGGTCCATGTCATTAATACATTGACGAACAAAGTTTGCTTTATCTTTAAGTTGTTCTTCGTAACCTTCAGGAATCTTTACAGTCCAGGGCACCCGTGCAATCATCATCTCTACAAGTTCTAGGGCTGGAGCAATAGCCCCATCTTTTGCCATACGCTTATAGGTATTGATTGCTTCAGGCCAACGAAGCTCGTGAGAACATTCTTCCATCACTTGGCCTGAAAGCGTTAGCAAACCAGTAAAACCAGTCTCGCCCATAGTCAGCGTTGGAGTTTCATTATCTCCACTTTCCAAGGAGACTTCTGTGTCTACAGCCATGTAATCTCCTATTGGGTAAATAGATTTGGTTTAGTTAGGTTTGCAGCTTTAAGCGCTGCGGTAAAGTTTGGAATAATCTGTTTCTGTGCTAATATCATAAAGCCATCACTGCAAACATCGACAAGATCATCATGACCATTTTTTCCAGACTTCCTTTCTCCTGTGAATGTCTCCAACTCCTTGTAAAAGAAGCCAAGCTCACTGAATACTTTGTTTTCAAAGTCTGTCCCGCAGTTCCTTAGAATGCGGATACCACCATTCATACACATAGACGCGAATGGGCGGAACCTGTCTACTTTGCTAGAATTCGCACGCATAGTTCTCACAAAGAACCCTTCCGCTGAGATTTCTCTTGCTAACATTGTCGTGGCTGCTTTTGACGCGGGATTAGGATCTAGTGGTAAAACAATATCTACTTTATTACCATCCCTTTGTGCATTTTCTAGGATGAAGGCTTTCCAATCACCAAAACGAATACGTGTTCTTTGAATATCGTGAATGAAGTAAGTGCCATCTTTCATCTTTGAAATCTTAATACAGGCTGTGTAATCTGGATCGTAAGCACTGTCAGAAGACTTAAGCGTACCCGCTACGTCATAGGCCCGTACTGTTTTAACAATATCACACCATGCTGGTTCCTGATCTTCTTCTTTGAACCACTCACGTTTTATAAGACCTTGACCTTCTGGCCTTGCCTCCCAATTGCCGTGCAAAAGAATTTCTTTTTCTACACGGGGAAGACCTTGCAAGAATGCAATGTAACTCTTTTCAATGTGCGGGTTATCGTAGACCGAAGCAGAAATAAACCTGAAAGATAGCGGAACAAGATCTGGATGACGTTGTTCTAAATCTTCTTTACTTTCTCCCCAGTACAATTCATTATCAAGTCGAACAAACCACCTAATGACACCTTGTTTGGCTGGGTCAGGTCTTCCAAATAATTCATGACCTTCTGGATAAAGATACCAATCAACATACTTCCTTACCCAAGAATCTGGATCTGGGTTCATCGTTGCTCGCATGTTAGGCTTCATATTAGCCTTAGTACGCAAACGAGATAGTATATAGTTAAACTGAGATTCTTCGAACTGACACAATTCCTCCATTACACAGCTGGAGATTTGTGCACCTTGAAAGTTGTCAGTATCATCAACACGCTCAAAGTGCGAAAAGAATATCTCGGCATCTGAACTAGCAATGATTTTCAAATCTTTAATTCTTACACGACAATCGGGGTCTAGTAACTTGTATAACTGTTTTGCTTCATCCCAAACAGCGCCGGGTTTAAGTAACATTGGGGTTGTTCTTCGAAGCGTCAATCCCCTATAAAGAGGATCGTGCATGTACTTAGCGTGATGAGCAAGTCCTGCCCAAGTCTTGCCGCCCCCAGCTTGACCACCGTAGAAACAAATATCAACCCAATCAGGAGTTGACAGAAACATGGCTTGAGGGCGGCTCGCTGGGGCAATTACATTATCTGCCACTTAAATTCCCTCTAAATAATTATAACCTAGAGGGAATAACATCACTCTTTGGTTCGTCCAAAATACTTTATCTCAGCCTTTTCTCTAGCTGAAACCGCTTCATCAAAAGAAAAATATCTACCAAGAAAGATAACTTTACCCAAATAACCGATCTGAGCAAGCCACTTATTCTTAGCGTTATCCCAACCAACTCCAGTTCGACCCGAAGTATTATGAGACTTAATTCTTGTGTTGTAGGACTGCATACTGTCAGTTTCCCACTTACAATTCTCAGGAGTATAATCTCCTTCAACTTCTATACGTTCTAGAGACATACCTTGAGGGCATGGTCCTAAATCTTGATAAAAGTTATTAAATCCAGCAGGCATATCTTCTAACCAACGATCACAGATTTTAATTCCACGTTCTCCGTAATAACTATAAGCTGTATCATTTTCGTTAGTGCACCGGTTTTTCATTTCACGGTACGATCTGTACTCTGTAGTATCTGACATACCATGCTTTGTTATTCTTTCTTGCTTAAGACATCCACAACTTTGAGTGTGATCAGAAACAAGGTTAGAGTGACTAACTTTCACCTGATTTCCGCACTCACACAGACAATTCCAAACTGCTTTTCTTTGTCCGCTAGGTTGAATATGGAAGTGTGAGAAATCTATAACAGTAAGTCTGGTATATTGATTTGAAGTTAAGTCTTTTCTTGGTCTTTCTAGTAACATCTTTAATTCTCAAAGTAAAACGGTGCCTCACCTCGCCAGCCGTCAAGACAGCCTCATGTTTGGTATTATAGTTCACCGAATTCTTTATAGCAGAGGCCGTTTACACAACTTGTTATTTTTCTTCCTTGGAAGATTCTACTTGACCACTTGCTTTCAAATACTGCTGAGTCATAACCTGACGGTCGCGACCTCCAATACCATGCTTCTTCTTAACTACAGCTTTGAACTCTGACCACTCTAGCTCGTCAAGCTGTTCTTTAGTGAAATTTTCCTGCATAATCTGAAACTGAAACCCTGGCTTACTTTCCATAAGCTTATCAGTCTTCAAATACATCCATGCTGAATAAGGGAAGCGCATTGTTGGCACTTTACCTTCTTCAAGGGTGGCGCCCATGTTAGCCAGCTCAATCACATTTTTCATGAATGTGTAGCCAATACCATCATTACCTGTAACTAATACTTTATACTCGTTCACAGTTCTCTCCGTTAATGTTCAATTCATAAAAGAGATATTACGCTACATAAGAGTCGTTTGTCAAGCTTTTTGAATATTTATTTCAATTATTTTATTGAAGCTACTTATATTTCAAAGTAGCTTTGTAAAACAACTTAACCTGAGAAGGTTTCACCTATTGCAATTACTTGTACGGCAGTTCCATCTGGTACATTTCGTGCAGTTGCTCCTAGTACAAGCAAGTTAGCCCAACGAACTCCATACCCAGCGGCGGTAGTTGTTGAAGGTGCAGTACTTAGACTTGCCGCACTTCGATCATAAACGTTTGCAGAAGACAGTTGAGTAGTAGCGACTACATAAGGGGCAGATATAAATCCTGCTGACGTGTAGTCAATACTCCATACTCCACCTGTTGTAGTGGTAGTTCCGACCCAAATAATTGGGGCCAACATCTGTCCCGCCGTATTCCATACAAAAGGACTGAGGTGCTCTGCCATACACTTTCTACCTTATTTTTATTGTTTTAGGTATTTGTATTAGATAACTCTGTAAGTATATTGATAATACCAAGTTTGACTTGAACCAGACACAGAGACGAATTGAAGGTTTGCTCTGTTGTTTGCAGCATCAGCTAAGATTGCACCACATTGCCCCCCGATTCCTGGAGAAACAGCAGTACCCGCGCATTCATTAGCGTTAGCGAAGTTAGAGGCTACAGGAAGTTTTAATCCAATACTTACAGAGGTGCCTCCCCCTGCTCCAGTTGGGTCAATAGTTATTTGCCCACTTACAGTGAC